GTCTTTGATAAAGGCCGAAATGTCCTTGATCTTGCTTGCGTCCTTCTTTTGTGCCTGAGTGATAATTTCAGACAGTGCTTTGCGCTTCATGCTTTCCCATGATGACTTGTCAGCACCTGCGCCGTCAGACTCTTGACCCTGCGCTTCACGTATCGTCAGCGCCCTGCGCAAGTCCTTCAGCTTTGAGCCGATCTGTTGTTGCCAATAGCGCTTGTCAGACTTTTGTTGCTCGCTCAAAGTCTTTGAGTCCTTCTTTAACAAGCCCTGAATGGCCACTGTAAAGCCTGACACGATACTGACCTTTACACTATCAAACAAGACAGTGCTCTCGCCCTTTGCAGGGGCTTCTAGCATGCTAGCCGTGACGCCATCAGCATGAAGCGAATCAACCGCTTTGGTTTTGGCCTTGTCAGCCTTGATAGTCTGACCTGACCATGTACCGATAGCTTCGATAGTTGCTGTCGAGAGTTTTGCTGTTGCTTTCATTTTGTGTCCTTTCGAGACAATATCAATTAGATGCGCTTCGTATGTCCGCATTTCCCAACCGATGACTGAACTTTACGCTTGTTAACTTGTCATGTCAAGGGCAAACGTATCGAATCTTATTTGATCGTGTTGTTTTGTTAGGGAATCCCTAACAAATGGGGCGGGGTTATCGCGCCGAATCGGGTCAGGGGCAGACCCACCCATGGGGCACCCCCCGCTGTGTGGTTAGGAGTCCCGTGGCTGTCGTAGGTATACTATTACAGACGAACAATTCCCACCCAGACCAAATACAAACAACGTAACTCTGCAGCAAAGCCGACGTGATGTAACACACCATAACATACTACCCCCTATGTTGTTACAGGTACGTTTCTGCGGGGTGTTACGTTTTTATAGGAAACACCCCCCGTCATCTTTTTAAGTACCCCCCATTGCAAAAAATTTTGTTCTATGTGTATACTGGTGCATCGGTCACTAAGACTTGCGAAAAATATGGAACTAGAGTTAATGCCCGAACTGGGTATTGAGATCACGCCTGACATGGCGTATGTCGACCTGCGGGAGCGGGCCGAGGCTGCATGCCGTTCGATCGAACTGTTGCAAGACCATGGCTTAGAGATTCCCCCAGAAACATCTGAAGACAAAGAAGTTGCTGCTGCGCTAACTACAGCGTATGCGGCCAACCCACAAACAACGTCGCAAAAAGCCAACAACGTAAATACATCAGCGATGACCCCTGCTTCCTTGCAGAACATTCGGTCGTACCTAGATGAATATGGCCGTGCAGTGGTCAACCATGCGGTTGAGATACGCCATGCAGTAACTAATAGACTGATCGAGGAGTCAATTAACCCTGACCCCCGCATCAGAATCCGTGCATTGGAGTTGCTGGGCAAAATTTCAGACGTGGGACTGTTCACCGACAGGACAGAAATCACGATTACGCACCAGACAACCGACGAGTTACGCCTAAAACTACGTGCAAAACTGCAAAGACTGGTTGCCCAGCCTGAAATTCAGGATGCCGAGGTTGTATTAGAAGGTGACATCATTGATGTGGATGCGGAGTTGGGGCTAAATACGTCAAAAACAGCAGAAAAAGCCGATATTTTGGCTGAAAACACCCCATTTGACGACGATGTTGACCCAAGTTGACACTTCAGATTTTACGGAAGAGGAAATCCGGCTGATGCTGGATAACTTGGACTCGTACTCGCCTGAAGAACAGGCTGAGATCGACAAGATTGCAGACATTCTGGACAGCCGTAAGACTGCCCGTGCATGTTATGACGACCTGATTGAGTTCTGCAAGCACATGCAAGCGGACTACAAGGTGGGTAAGCATCACCGCATACTGGCTGACTTGTTAATGGATATTGCTGAGGGTAAAAAGGACAGGGTATGCGTAAACATGCCACCACGTCACGGTAAATCCCAACTTGTCTCTATTTATTTTCCTGCATGGTTCATAGGTAAATACCCTAATAAGAAAGTTTTGATGGTTTCCCACACCACAGACCTTGCCGTGGACTTTGGTCGCAAAGTTAGAAACATTATTGACAATGACAAGTACAAACAAATATTCCCAACAGTCACCCTTGCCATTGACAGCAAGTCCGCCGGAAGATGGAACACAAACATGGGCGGAGAATACTTCGCTTGTGGCGTCGGCTCTGCTCTGGCTGGCCGTGGTGCTGATTTGCTGCTTGTCGATGATCCTCATAATGAGCAGGACATCATCAATGGAAACTTTGATGTGTTCGATAAAGCCTACGAGTGGTTTACTTACGGAGCCCGTACTCGTCTTATGCCGGGCGGACGGGTTGCCATTATCCAAACCAGATGGCACCAAAACGATCTGACAGGGCGCGTTACGGGGGACATGGGTAAGAACGAGGACTCAGACCAGTACGAGGTAGTTGAGTTTCCTGCTATCTTTAATCAGGGTACAGACAACGAAAAACCTCTGTGGCCAGAATTCTTTGACCTCAAAGCACTGTACAGAACCAAGGCTTCAATGCCTACGTTCCAGTGGAACGCCCAGTACCAGCAGAACCCCACATCAGAAGAAGCATCAGTTGTCAAGCGTGAGTGGTGGAATATCTGGGAGGCAGACGAGCCGCCCCGCTGTGAATACGTGATCATGAGTTTGGACGCGGCAGCCGAGAGCCACAACCGTGCCGATTACACCGCACTTACAACATGGGGAGTGTTCTTCAACGAGGAAGAAGGATGCCACAACATCATCTTGCTCAACGCCATCAAAAAACGGATTGAGTTTCCTGAACTAAAGAAGTTGGCGCTGGAAGAATACAAGGACTGGGAGCCAGATGCGTTCATCGTGGAGAAGAAGTCTTCGGGAACTGCCTTGTATCAAGAACTGCGCCGCATGGGTATGCCCGTGGGAGAGTACACCCCACACAGGGGTAGCGGGGATAAGTTAGCGCGGTTAAACTCCGTGGCAGACATCGTGGCTTCTAAACTGTGCTGGGTTCCACAAACCCGCTGGGCTGAGGAAGTTGTGGAGGAGATTGCAGGATTTCCGTTCATGAGCAACGATGACTTGGTGGACTCTGCGGTGATGGCACTCATGAGATTCCGTCAGGGTGGGTTTATCAGACTGCCGTCTGACGAGCCCGATGAAATTAAATACTTTAAGTCACGTCGTCGTGGCGGTTACTACTGAGGATAAATCATGGCAACAAACATAGACAAGAGTCTTTATTCCGCACCGCTGGGCATTGACGCGTTAGGTGAGGCTGAAGGCGCGATGGAGATTGACATTGTCAATCCAGATATGGTGACTCTTAGTGATGGCAGTGTGGAGATCACACTTGTGCCTGACGATGCCGAAGATGGCGAAGGTGAGTTCAGCGATAACTTGGCCGAGTACATGGATGAAGGAACACTTGCAACACTTGCAGGTGACCTGACTGAGTTAGTTGATACCGACACAGCGTCCCGCAAAGAATGGTCAGATACGTTTGTTAAAGGTCTTGAGGTGCTAGGGTTCCGCTACGAAGAGCGCACCGAGCCTTGGGATGATGCGTGTGGCGTGTACTCCACAGTGTTGGCTGAAGCGGCAATCCGGTTCCAAGCCGAGACAATGAGTGAAACGTTTCCGCCTGCTGGCCCTGTCAAGACTAAGATCATTGGCAAGGTGACTAAGGAGAAAGAAGAAGCCGCTGCCCGTGTCAAAGAAGACATGAACTACCAGTTGACAGACGTCATGGTGGAGTATCGCCCAGAGCATGAGCGCATGCTGTATTCATTAGGACTTGCAGGTTCTGCGTTCAAGAAGGTGTACTACGATCCGTCAATGGGTCGTCAAGTGGCGATTTACATCCCAGCAGAAGATGTGATCGTGCCTTATGGTGCGTCAACTATTGAGCAGGCCGAGCGTGTTACACACGTGATGCGTAAGACAAAGAACGAGATGGATCGCTTGATGGCAAGCGGGTTCTATTGTAAGAAAGACTTGGGTGAGCCGATTGCGTTCCACACAGACATTGAGAAGAAGAAAGCCGAAGAGGGTGGATACACGCTGACTAACGACGAGCGTTACACACTGCTTGAGATTCATGCGCACTTGTGCATTGATGGTGTGGACGATGAGGAAGATGACTTAGCAAAACCATACGTGGTGACTATCGAGCGCGGTACACAAGAAGTTCTTGCCGTGCGTCGCAACTGGAACCCAGACGATGAGTTAACACGCAAGCGTGACCACTTCGTGCATTATGTGTATGTGCCCGGCTTTGGTTTTTATGGTTTAGGTTTGATACATATCATTGGTGGATACGCACGCGCCGGAACCGCAATTATTCGCCAATTGGTGGATGCTGGTACGCTGTCTAATTTGCCGGGTGGCTTGAAGGCACGTGGCCTGCGTGTAAAGGGTGACGACACGCCGATCGCACCGGGAGAGTTCCGTGATGTGGACGTGCCGTCAGGCGCAATAAAAGACAACATCATGATGCTCCCATACAAGGAGCCTAGCCAGACACTGCTTGCGTTGTTACAACGTATTACAGAAGAAGGCCGACGCCTTGGCGCGATCAGCGATATGAACATCAGTGACATGTCTGCTAACGCACCTGTAGGTACAACACTTGCACTGCTTGAGCGCACATTGAAGCCGATGGCCGCTGTACAAGCACGCGTGCACTACGCGATGAAGTTAGAGTTTAAATTACTCAAAGAAATCATTGCCGACTACGCGCCTGAAGAGTACACATTTGAGCCAGAGCAAGGCCCTCCACGCGCACGCCGCGAAGACTACAAGTCAGTGGATGTCATCCCTGTGTCTGATCCCAACGCGTCAACAATGGCGCAACGTGTGGTGCAGTACCAAGCGGCGTTCCAGATGTCGGAGAAGGCTCCGCAGATTTATGACTTGCCGTATTTGCATCGTCAGATGCTCGAAGTGTTAGGTATCAAGAACGCTGACAAGATCATCCCAATGTCTGATGATCAGAAGCCACGTGACCCCGTGTCTGAAAACATGTCAGCACTTGTGGGCAAACCGATCAAGGCATTTATCTATCAAGATCACGATGCACACATTGCAACGCATACGTCGTTTATGCAAGACCCGATGATTGCAGGAACAATCGGACAGAACCCCATGGCACAGCAGATTATGGCTTCACTGCAAGCGCACATCGCCGAGCACTTGGGCTTCTCGTATCGCAAGCAGATCGAAGAGCGCCTTGGTGTACCACTGCCTCCACCAGACGAGCAGTTACCAGAAGACATGGAAGTTCAGCTTGCACGTCTCGTTGCGGACGCAGGCAAACAAGTTGCACAGGCTCACCAGCAGCAAGCCGCACAGCAGCAAGCGCAACAGCAAGCGCAAGACCCGCTGTTCCAGTTGGAGCAGGCCAAGGTCAAGATACAAGAGATGGAAGTGTCTCGCAAAGCTGCAAAAGACCAAGCCGATTTACAACTTGCAGGACAGAAACTGCAGTTGGATAAAGACCGTGTCGAGATTGAAGCGATGAAGGAAGGCATGCGGGTGGAAGCCCAGCAAGACCAAGCCAAAGAGCGCCTCCGTCTTGATGCTTTGAAGGTGTTAGCAACACCACAACAACAGCCCAAAATGCCGGGTAATAGGGAGTAATCCATGGCTAAAACCGTCTATGACGTGCTAATCGCAAAATATGCAGAGGATGTGCTCTCTGCAACACAGTTTCTGGCAAACGGAGGGGCTAAAGACTACTCTGAATATCGGGAAGTGGTGGGTAGGATTCGAGGTCTCCAACTTGCCATGCAAACAACTCAAGACCTTTTGCGTTCTCAGGATGAAGACGATGACAATTGAAGTTCAAACCGCTGTTACCGATGACGAATTGGAATTACAACTTCCAAAACCCGTCGGATACAAGCTGCTTATAGCCCTGCCTCAAATTGAGGAAACAATCGGTGATATGGGAATCATCAAGGCCCAGAAAACAATCAATGAGGAAATGCTCATGACTGTGACTGGTTTGGTACTCGACATGGGAGCGCAAGCGTATTCCGACAAAGACCGTTACCCAGATGGGCCATGGTGCAAAGTTGGTGACTACGTAGTGTTCCGCGCTAACTCTGGCACCCGTGTCCGAGTAAATGGTGTTGAGTACCGTCTCATGAACGACGACTCTATCGATGCCGTTGTAGCCGATCCGCGTGGCGTAACGCGTGCTTAAGGAATGAACTATGGCGTACCAACAAGTACAGTTTGAGTTCCCCGATCCCGATAAAGCGGAAGCCGCTAACAAGGGTGTAAAGGAAAAAGCCAATGGTGATTTTGAAATTACCATAGAGGGTCGATCAGACCCTTTGAAGGAAGACAAGCCTGCCAAGCCCGAACGGGCCGAAAAGGAAGAGTCTGAATTAGATATTGAAGTGGTTGACGATCGTGATGAAGACGATCGGGGCAAACAAAAGTCCAAGGCTCCTATGGAGTTGACCGACGACGAGATGGAGCAGTATTCCGAGCGCGTCAAAAAGCGTTTGCAACACTTCAGTAAGGGTTTCCATGACCAACGCCGCGCCGCCGAATCTGCGGAACGTGAGCGTCAAGAGGCACTGCGCTACGCCCAGCAGCTTGTTGCGGAAAACAAACAACTCAAGGGCACAGTCAACAAGAATCAAGAAGTCTTGCTTGAGCAGGCCAAGAAACAGGTTGCGCAGGAAGTTATTAACGCAAAGGGCAAGTACAAACGTGCCTATGAAGCAGGGGACTCGAAAGCCCTTGTAGAAGCCCAAGAAGCACTTACAAACGCAACGCTTAAGGCCGATCGCGTAAATAACATCAAATTACCCCCTTTACAAGAAGATAATTCTGATGTACAAACTACCTACAACACCCCAGAACCGTCTGTTGACACTCGGGCTACAGCTTGGCAATCCAAGAATAAGTGGTTTGGAGAAGACGATGAGATGACAAGTTTTGCGCTGGGGTTGCACCAAAAACTTGTCAAACAGGGCGTCAACCCGCAATCTGACGATTACTACGAGAAGA